GCCGCCGCCAAAAGAAATAGGTAAGGTGTTTCGGGTGGGTCGCCCGTCACAGCACCGGATTTTACTTTTTGTCTGCGGTGTTCAAACTGGACACCGCCTTTTCAATCCAGCCACCGGTTTTCCAACACACAGAAACCATATACCGCGCCACCGGTCAGAGCAATCCATAATACACCGAACAAGATGATAGCAATATTACCTTGTCTTATAGCAAGGTTTACAATCGCCTGTGGTTCTGCGTCCGTATAAAACCTGTTGTTGTCTGCAATCATATGATCTTTGATTTGCGTATGTATACTGCCAACCATATTTGCGTCCACAGCTTCGTAATAATGCCGCACAAGCCTGCTGTCATAGATTGTATCGCCCTGTTGGTGCGCTGTAACGGAAAACTTATCCGCCGGGAACGATACGCCCATGAATGTAAATGTTTCTGTGCTTTCTTCCTTCCGGTCAATCTCGTCCCACGTCCAATACACCTCGGTGCGAGTGTATGTGTGCCCCTTTCCGTCCGTAGAGGTTACAACGCGCGTGTGCATGGTATATTGCTCCGTGATTTTGGTCAGCTGCGCATATTCGCCATCTAAATCATCAGCCGAAACGGGTTGTTCGGCAACCAGATTGCCGTAAGCGATGACATTCCCGAAGTCGGTATCCAGCGCATATTGAAACTGCTGATCGTCTGTAATCTGCGTTGCCGTGGTAAATTCCTCGTTTGTCTCAGCGATATGGTCACTGATTTTGCTACCGAGCAGAAATCCCAGTGCCACCATAACAAACACGATTGCAACGCTGAACGCAATCTCACGAGGCTTAATCTCCATCGCCGCCACCGAACAGGTTCTGCGGAGCATCTTCCGGTGCATCGTAGTCCGTGTAGGTCGTGTCGATTGTCTGATAGTTCATTACCCTCAGCAGAAAACCGGTCGGGAAAGACCGTACCAGCTTGTTGTATGCCCGTACCTGCTGATTGTAGTTGTTGCGGTACTGCGCGATCTGGTTCTCGGTCAGCGCAAGTTCGGTCATGAGTTGCTTGTAATTTTCGTTTGCCTTGAGTTCCGGGTACTGCTCCGCAACAGCATTTAACGTAACCTGTGCTTCTTCTACCTTGCCCGATGCAGCAGCAGTGCGAGCCTGCGTAATCTTCGTCAGCGTGTCGCTCTCATAGGTCTGATAGGACTTTACTGCGTCCACCAGATTGTAAACGAGATCAACACGGCGTTTCTCTGCTACCTGCACGTCAGCTGCTGCCGAGCTGACCTGTTCCTCCGCCGATACCGCGCGGTTATTGACCGACACGAACGCAGCGGCGATCATAAGTACCAGCGCGGCCACGATAGCCAGCACGATTAAAGTGGTTTTCTTCATTTTGTTTTCCTCCTATTTTCGGTGTTCAAACTGGACACCGCCTTGCGCATTTTCTTGTGCGGACACTCCCGCACCTGGCCTGCCCGCCGCCATGCGCTCTCGCAAAAGCCCTGGGCGTTCAGCATCGGGCACATAGTCGGACAGATTGTTCGATTTTGCATTGTTCTTTCCTCCTGCGCTCCGGCGGACGCACCCACTCGTCTGCATTCCGGGTGCACCCGCTTGTATCCTTGCCACTCTGACGTGGGGGACGGCGTAATGGCTGACCACCGTCCGCCGCAGCGCAGGAAGCTGTCCGAGGCTCTGACGGACCGGCCTAAAAATCAATCTTAGACCCGTCCGCCACAAGCATAAAGGGGAATCTTGAGTGGACATTTCTGCCCGTCACAGCTTCGGACGTATTTCTCACGCCTTCCGGCGCTCTGCCCGCTCGCGCAGCATTTTGCTGAGCGGGTCCTCGTCGGCCTCGTCCTTGGGCGGCTCCGGCATCACCAGCCGGCAGCGTGCCGACACGCTCAGACCGAGCGCCGCCGCACAGCTCTGGCACTGGCCGAAATAAACGTTTGCCGTCTTGGTCCAGCTGCCCGCCTCCTTGGCGTCGCCCTGCTCGATCGCACGGTTCGCCCAGTCCTGGGCGTTCTGCCACGCCGCCCGCGCGATAAAATAACGCGCGAGCATGTCGTAATCGAGGTCGGAGAAGATATGCAGCGCCACCAGCTTTTTCGCGGTCAGCCGGTACTCGTCCGCCATTTCCTGCGGCAGGTACTTGGGCACCGTGATGCGTTTCGGCTCCTTGGCCCGCACCTCGCTTTTGGCTTTTGCCTCGATCTCGGCGTTTGTACGGTGTCCTGCCATGCGCTTTCGCGCCTGCTTGATGTCCACCGTCCCGTCCGCCTCCCGCGGGATTGGCTTGCTTGCTGGCATATCTCTCACCTCTCTCCCAAATTTACGCTCCATTGGGAAAAAATCTCGCACGAATGGGGGGCTGCGGTCAAGAGCGCCCCGCCGCAAAACTTTTCAAGGGTGGGGGGACCCCGAGAAATCTTGAGATTTCTCGCCAAGTTCGCGCACACCCACCTGCCTGCGCCCGTCCAAGCGTTCCGCCGGTCAGCGCCGTTTCGTCTTGCCTTTAGCCCTGCTTTCGGCCATGGTCTTTGCGCTGTGGCAACCGTGGCACAGGCTTTGCAGGTTGCTTGGGTCGGTAAAGCGCTGCCAGTCTCCGTTGTGCGGCTCGATGTGGTCAACGTCTGTCGCTCGGACTCGGCGGCCTTGCCGTGCGCACTCGCGGCACCACGGCTCACGCAGCAGCTGTGCCGGCCGCAGGTTGTCCGTCCAGATCGGCAGGCTGTACCAGCCACGCCACCGGCGGCTCTCTGTGCTGCGCCGTGCGCTGTCCTTGGGCCTGTGCTTGTCACAGTACCCGCACCGCACCAGCTCCCGGCAGCCGGGATGCAGGCACGGCCTCAGTGGCTTACTTGTCATACTCGAGCATGTCGTGCAGGGCGGACTCGGTAGACGTGATGATGCTCTTGAGCCGACAGATGCGCACCGTCAGTTTGTAGCGCTTCTCAAAGCTCGGTTCAAGCTCACGCTCCCGCAGCAGATCAAGCCGCCGCTGACGCAGCCGGTCGAGGTTGCGCTTGTACTCAGGAATCATCTCGCGCACCGTTTGCACGACACTCACCGCCTTTCCGGCAAAAAATAAAAGCCGAACAAACCACACCCATCTCTGGTGCAGTTTATTCGGCTCTGGCTCTCAGGCTCTGGCTCTTCCCGTCATACGTGATGACAGTCTCAGTTCTGCAGAATTTGCAGAACAGCGGAAAATTCCGCAACACTGTGCGTCCCTTGATTGCGACCACGTTGGTCGGCCGCTTGCATCGCGGGCACACAAGTTTTATTCTTTTGTCTTGATTATACACCTTTCGTCCTCCTATGTCTACCCGTTCGCTTTCGTTTCTCCACAACCGTGGCATATGTTATAGAGCATTCCAAGCCAGCAACAACGCGCGTGCGTGTGCGCGTTGCGTGTGTATTATAATAGGTATTTTTCGGCATTAAATATTTCACAAACCGGCAGGATGCAATCTCATTTCTGCCGCCGCCCTCATCGAGCACCTGTGCTCCCGGCGGTGCATCAACGGTCGTGCCGTCATCCACCCATGCATAGGTGGTGACAGGTCGGGCAAGGTTGCGGCTGCCGACAAACTGCTTTTTACCGTTGAGGCTGGCTTCTCGGCGCTCTTTGGTCAAGTAGCCTGCCCAACCGTCGTATCCACGCTCTCTAATATAGTTGAGCTGGATATCGTCACCCCAGATCCAGAGCGACCGCATCAGTTCCAAGTCACCACCTGCGGCGTTGATGATAATGTGCGCGTGCGGTCGGTGGTCACCATGTCGACCCTCCAAAATATAGATGTATTTCAGCTCTGGCAAGTCTCGCGCCTTGCGGTAGGCCCGCATCTGTGAGAACACTTTGCCGAGGTGCTTGCGTGTCACATCGGCGCTGTCCGGCAAGTCCGCATCTCGATAGGTGACGGTCAGCACTAAATCGCTCTCGTCAAAGTTGGTCGCCATCAGCATTTCCAGTTTGCGCTGCGCCGTGTTGGCGTTGGTGCGTTGGATCTGTTCCTCCGTCACCTCGCGGATGCGCTTACGCTCCTGTTTGCTGGCGTTTGGCCGCGGCACCGTGTAGGTAATGTCCCACACAAGCCGTCCGGCTCGGATTGTCTTTCTCCTCTTCATTCAGTCCTCCCGGTGTTCAAATTGAACACCACAGCGGACGAGTTTCCCCGTCCGCGTGTAGTTTTATAGAATATCCGCGATTTTACGATTTGTCAATCGTTATTTTATCCTTATCGTCCTCTCAGCCTTTCGGATAAGCGTCTTTCTTACTCTTTGTGCGGATTCGCTCAAAGGCAGCTTCGACCAGTTCACGCCAGAATTTGCAATGTGCCGCAATTTCAAAAATCGTTTTGCTGCCGATAAACAACAGACACCAGAGTAAGCCAAGTGTAATAATAAATCCACCTAAAATCACAGCAGCACAAACATAAAATGCTGAGATTTTAGTAGCAATATCGAGAACTTTAGTAGCAATAACAAAAATCATCATCTTCCGCCTCCTTATAGATTTCAGCAATCCGCTATTGTCTCAGCATCAAACATATAATACCAACGACTACTACCATCCAAACAACTACAACCTCTTCATGACTCATCATTCGCACCTCCGTCCATCTTTGCCCCGCACACAGGGCAGTAATTCCAGTTGTTCAGGTGATACTCACTCTCTGTCAGTGCGCAGCCGCAGTTGGTGCACCTGACAGCTGCGGCACCACTCGGGAACGTATATCTCCCGGAATCATCCCACCGCCCATGCACCACTGGAGCAACATCGGCGGCTGGCGGCGAGGCAACAATCTCCATTGCCATGGCACCGTCGGAACCGTCCACCCATTTCGCCGCCATCACCGCTCTTATGGCAGTATCCCGCTTAATGTACTCAGCCATTATTCCGGGAACACCTCCGTCCACGAGCTGACGAGGATATTTGCCTCGCATGCTTCATCGTCCAGATCCGGGAAGAACCACTTGCCGCCGCGGTAAACATACTCACCGTAGCGATTAGCGCAGCCGCACAGCTTGCACAAAACCCGAGCACCTTCCGGCGGCTTTTCCTCGGTGTACTCACGCCAAACGCTGCCGCTCTCCCGTCCGCAGATCATCTCGAACGGGTCAATACCGACCCACTCGGCCAGATCAAAAAGCACGTCGATGCCTGGCACGCTGGTTCCGAGCGGATCCGGCCCCCATATCCAAGTTGAGCTATACCGAGCGCGAAAGCCTTCCAAGTCACTAAAGTCTCGGATGTCTTTGCACGCCAGCGCAAACCGGATGTTGCGCCGAGCCTTTGCCAACGGCGAGGCGTTAAACTTTGCAAGCTCCTGCTTGTGCTTCTCCTCACGCTCAGCTTTGCACTGCTCCCGATCAATGCGCTGCTTGACCTTGCCGCACACGCGGTCACAGTTGGCGGCAAGTGAGCACTCATGGCAGCAGCCCTCGCAGTGCCCGTCTTTGACCCATGCGGCACGCTTGTCCGCTCCGGTGCAAGGCTCTATGCAGGGCGATGCCTCCGGGCAGGTCAGCGGTGTAAAGTCAAATTCCGCCGCCTTGCGATGCGCTTTAATTTTCTTGGCGTCTAAATTCCAATAGCGGTCCTTGTACGCGCCGTGCAGCTCCCTTTGCAGGTCCGCATCGCACTGGCTCAGCTCGTAGGCGGCGCTGTCGTTAATGCGGTGCTCCCGAAACAGCTCTTTCCACTCGTCGGTCAGGCCGTTGTCGATCGCCTTCGCCCTGGCGATCTGGGATTCTGAAGTTTTGAGCACCTCGGCAACATAACTGCGCAGCTTGCCCGGCAGCTCAACCACGCCGCGCGCTTGTAGATCCTTGAGCGCGGCCTCAATCTCCTTTGCCGCCTGACCGGTGTACTCAGCGGTCAGACCGCCGCCGCCGCGTGCCATGGTGTTGGTCCAGTGCAGGATCAGCACCTGCAGGGACGGGTCAAGATCAGCGTCAAGCACAATGCAGGGCGCGGTCTTGCGGTCGAGCAGCGCCAGTGCGTTCCGGCGGCGGTGTCCGGCGAGCAGTAAGTACCCGCTCTCGGTCTTGCGGCGTACCACAAGCGGCTGCTGCAAGCCGATAACCTTGATGGACTCGGCCAACTCGTCAATGCCGGTCTGCGCGTAGCTGTTGTTCTCGTTTTCTTCGATTTCGGTGAGCGGAATCTGCTCCACCTGCATCTCGCCGGTGTTCGATTTGGACACCGCCTCGCCCATCAGCTCCGCAAGATTAAATTTCTTTGCCATCTCAAAGCACCTCCATGAGTTCTTCCACCCATGCTCGGTAGTCGCGGGCGGCCGCCGAGGTCGGAGACCAGCGCGTGACCGGCTGTGCGGCGTAGGTGCTCTCGGTCACCTTGTCGGTGCGGCGGATTTTTTGTGAAAACAGCGGGATCGGGCTGTGCTCACGCAGCCACTCCTCACTCTGGCGCGTTGCGTCTGCATTGTGCCAGATCGTCAGCAGACCATACACGGAACGGCAGGCGAGACCGGTGCTTCGCACGCTGGCAATCTGATCGGCAAGCAGCTGCATACCAGACATCTCAAACGCACCCGGCTTGATCGGCACGAAGACCATATCACTGGCAGCAATCGCCGAGATGCACGGCAAGCTGAATGACGGCGGACAATCGAAAATCATCACGTCGTACGCATCATCCTCGACCAGTGCGTCACGCAGATCGGCGTACACGCGGACCGCCTGCTTGCGGTCAATGTCGGCGTCCAGGTCCACCGAGGCCAGCTGCATGTCAGACGGGATAATGTCCAGATCACGGTAAATGGTGTGCTGGATGACGTCCTCGTAGTAGGCCGTGCCACCGTCAAACAGGTCGGCCGTGCTGCAGGCATCTGGCACGACTCCGATGTACTGCGAAGCGTCACCCTGCGGGTCGCTGTCTACCAACAGCACGCGCTTGCCATAGTCGGCAGCCAAAATGCCTGCAAGATTTACGGCGGTGACGGTCTTGCCGACGCCGCCCTTCAAATTCACTACGCTAATCGATTTCAAGATGTTTTCGCTCCTTTTTCTTGTTTCAGTGGTTTATCTTTGTACGCGGACCGTATTTCCGCATCGTAACACCATGCTTTTCGAGCACCGCTCGCACCGTTTTGCTTGAGCGGTGCATACTTGCCACCACAATCGCAAGCGGCATTGTCTCGTACATTTCGCAGATTTCCTTTTCTTCCTTGTCCGTCAACGGTATGCGCGGACCGCCGGCCGGTCTGCCACCGTTCGGCGGTGCAGGCTGGATTTCCTTGTGGGCCACGCCGCGTGCGTCGCGGTCTTGGGTGTATACAGTTTCCCGGTATACGGCACGCCGAATACTCCGGTGCCGGAAACCTCAACTGTTTCATAGATTCCCTTCGGGTGCCGCCAGATGACGCGGCGTTGCTCAGTTGCCATTTTCCGCTCCCGCTCTCTGCATCAGCTGCTCATAGTCTTTCTTGATTATGCCAGACCCGATCAGAGCCATGATATACTGCATCGCCTTGTCGGCAGTCTCGTCATTCGTCGCCTGGCAAACTACGCGATACAGCGAGATCAACGCACGTCGGATGTCATCACCCAAAATCTTTCCGTCCGCGAAATCAAATTTGCATTCGGCCTGTATTCCGTTAATTTTAATCTCAATCATGCTGTCGCTCCTTCCGGTTCCGTTTGATATATCTCAGCACCGCACCGATGGCCTCGGCCCTCTCACGGTACTCCCGCCGCATTTCCGGTGAACAAACCTTACTCTGTGCGTACAGTCGGCGGCGCTCAAACCGCAGGCGCGGGATTGCTTTGCTTAATCTCATGCTGTTGCATCATCCTCCATCATGCGTAATTTGGACTGGTAAAAGCCTTGCCACTGGGCGAGGAACCGCTGCTGCGAGCCGCAGAACCAGAACGGGATAGACCCTCGGCGGCCGCCCTTGTTTTTGACGATCTCGATCACACGCAGGCGGCCTGCTTCCAGATCGGCGGCTTCCTCGTCACTCTCTACGTCCTTCTCGGACGGGTAGTCGAGCAGCATGACCACATCGGCGTCCTGCTCGATCTGGCCGGAGCCGCGCAAGGCTGCCATGCCCTCGCCGCCTCGGCTGAGCTGGCTGAGCGCGATCACGCACACGCCGCTTTTGGCGAGCCGCTGCAATGCGGTCGTAACCTCGGTGATGGTCTCGTACTCCTTGCCGATGTGCTTGGGATCGCTCGACCGGACAAGCTGCAGATAGTCCACCACGATGATGTCCGACTTGTTTCGGCAGGTCACGGCGCGAATCTCATCGACCGTAACGCCGGTTGCCTCGTAAAAGTGGAAATTCCGGTCGGCCAGTTTGCGCTTGGCCTCGACCAGTGTGACTGTTTCGGCCTCCTCCAGATTGCCGGACTGGATGTGTGCCAGGTCAACACCGGCCTGCGCCGCCATGATGCGGTCCTCGACCGTCTCGCTGTCGGTTTCGAGTGAGAAAAACGTGACGTTGTGCTTCTCGGCCATATGTAACGCCACCTGCAAGGCAAATGCAGTCTTGCCTGCACTCGGTCGAGCACCAACCACGACATAGTGCTTGGGTTTGACCTTGACGTAGCGGTTCAGTTCGTCAAATCCCCAGTCGAGGTACTGCCGCTCAGTGCCCATGCGGCCGTAAAAGTCGGTCAGCAGATCGGTCATTGTGCTGCTGCGCTGGTCGTTGTCGTCCGCGACCACGCTGTTC